TCTTACTATGAGCTTATGGATAAAGTAGTTCGTGACTTTAAAGATAATATTTCTAAGGAAGATAGAGCTTTAGCCAATATGCATACAGCCATAGCAAAGGGTATTCAGCACAGGATGAAGCCTCAGGGAGTCTTCTCGGACTCCAAAAGCTTTTTCCATGGGATGATGAACTCAGTACTTTTGGCCCGTAGTATTAATGATGTCGTATTTGAGTGTCAAATGGATAATAACCAAATGGTGCCAATGCCTATCGCCATTAAAAATACGGAAGACGAAGCTCTCATAAAGCTTTGCACCTCTGAAATAGGTTCTACTGATTTAGAGGACAAGGAAGTTCTGTTGATTAACAGAGAGCTTTTAGCTAACGCTATTAGTAAAGTACATCACCTCAATATTGAGATATCGCGTAAAATAGCTTTAACTTTCACTCCAGATAGAGATATGACCTCTTGGATTACCTTAAATTGTTATGAAATCCCAAGTAGGGTCACCTCATTTATACAGAAAGAAACATCCATTTTCTCTAGTATCATGGGTGGGGTTAGGAAAGCTAGTAGTTCCTCAGTAGGATTTGTACGTGAGCATCCAATCTTAACTAAGCTAGTTGCTGCTGTGACCGTTCTAGCCCCAGTGGTTTCTATAGTGGTTAAGTGTTTGTCTAAGGTTTATCCTCAGAATGCTTCACGTAGCGATTGGATTAAACATAAAACTCCAGTAGCTGCTAGACAACAATATCAACATGTCCGATTCATAAAACAGAGCAGATTTGATCCGCAATTTAATGATATTCCTGCTATCTCGCAGGGATTATCTCAATTTGCTCATAAGATATATAAGAAAAATACTTATCTATTTGCTCTGAATCATGATAGGGAAGCGTGTGGTACTGTAACTTTTATCAAAGATAACGTTGCTGTTGTACCATTTCATTTCATCGATAAGATGTTGGAGATGGCACATAATGGTTTTTACAATGATGACGGAGATCCTGCCGCCAGTATTGAATTGAGAAAACCAAGTACTACAATTAAGTATTGTTTCAAGCCTCAGGATTTAACTATAGCTGCTGTAACTCAGAGTGAGACCACTCTTGAGGATATAGCTTTTGTTAGATTTAAGAACTTGCATGCTCATTGTGA